TCTTCCATGCTAATACGTTCTAGCTGTAAGTCAATATCGTCACGATTTACTACAGCTTCAAGAACGTCAATGTTCTCATCGCTTAGCACATAAGACGTAACACTGGTTGTTACGGTAACAGTTGTAGTTCCGACAGTCCATAGCTGGATGCCACGGTTCTGCCAGTCTTGGAGAAGCAAGTTGATAGAGCGACGAGCAGACCTTGGCTCATTACCAAGCGTTGCTTCACCGCCAATCATTTCCATGGCTTCTTCAATTACTTCGTCAATATCCATTGAGAAGTTATATGTACCTGACGTTGCCATCTATGTTCTCCTTAGTATAATCTGTTATGTCCTGATTGGTTGCGACCAGTCTGCCTTTGAGCCATCTGACCTGCGCCTCTTGGACGCTTCGTGCCAGTAGACTTATTATTATTAGACCACCTACCTTTCGTACCAGGTTTGCTCACCTGCCGACTGGTCGCTGCTCTACTTATAGTCATTACCACTTAACCTTATCTGCCCAATACGCTGCTGACATTTTACCTTTAGCAATGTTCTTTGCATGACGAGCTTTAAATGATTTACGCTTTGCCTTCATACGTGCTGACTCACCTGCCTTTGGTTTGCCTGCGGTGCTTGCACCCTTCTCTCCAAAGCGGATAGTCTTAATCTTATCGCCTTCTTTAGCCACAACAATGTGAGACTTCTTTGGATGATTAGGTGTACGCCTTGGTTTGTTATAACCACTTACACCTGCACGTGCTAGTCTTGAATCTTTTTTCTTTTCTGCCATATCTTAGTATAACCTATTATGTGTTCCTATCAAACCACCTTTTGCTGCTCTACGATACTTAGCTGTTTTCTTAGCTATAGCTTTAGGCTGTTTAACAAATTGTTTTCCTTTTGCAGTTCCTCTTCTTTTCGCTGCCGTAGTCTTCGCATACTCTGACGATGAGAGTGCCTTCCTTGCTTTTTTTGGTAAGTACCTTTCGCCCGTAGCCTTCTTGCCCTGTGTGCTTGGCTTACCACTTTTGGTTCCCCATTCTTCTTTTGTCCATTTGCTTAATGACTTTTGTTTCTTTCCTTTACCACCTTTGTAACCACCGCCTGCTTTTTCATAAGCTTGTGCAGCTAACTGAGCTTTACGTGCAGACCACTGACCAGCCTTACCGCCCTTGGTTCCTGCTTTAATACGAGCAACAATACGCTTACGTAGTTCTGGTTTTGTATAGTTACTCATTTCTTTTTATTTCTTGTTTCTTTTAAAAGTTCGGTCAAACAACAAGGCTAAAAGCATAGCACCCAACCCCGTTACTAAATGTTCTATTGGAAAATGATTTGCATGTATAAGTGAATCTGCAAACATTGTAAATACACCTGTTAAAAATATACCTAACCACTTGTTACTCCATGGAAGAAAACTTGCAACAAGCATTGCAAGACCTGTTAGGATTCCTACTTTGCTTGCGGTAATTGCATGTCCTATAGTAAGCGCTGATAAGTCTGCTTGAACCATACAAACCATACATGCTGTCCACGCTTCACCAAATTTTTCACCCACTATTTTAAATTTTTTAATCATATTATTTTCTACCCATGCCCCCACGGTTATCTTCAAGTTGTTTATTAATTTCTTTCATATCCTCTAAATGCTGTCGTTCCTGTTCTTCTAACATTTTTGAATATGCAACTCCTTGTTCATAAGTACCTCGTGTACCAGTAATTTCACTACCGCCTGCTGGTGGGCTTTTTGGTACTGTATGAATGCGGCTTCCTCTAAACTTAATATTTTTTTCTGCCATTTTTTTTAGCCTTTCCTTGCTCTTTATACATCTTCTTAAGGTTGTCTTTAAATGAACCACCTTTTAATTTAGCAAGCCCTTCATAAAAAGAATATGTTTGTTTACCATTAGACATTATTTCATTACTGCTCCGCCGCCTCTAGTAGCAGCACCACACCCACGTCCAATCTTTCCACCAATTTTTTTCTTGACAGTCTTTTTACCCATCGAGCCACCGTAAGACTTCTTTTGTGTGCCGCCTACTCTAGGAGAACCTGCTAATGACACAGGTTGTTTCGGACCTTTACGTTTAGCATCTGGTACATTTCCAGGCGCTGGCCTGCCTACACGACTAGGAATCGGCTTGTGTCCCTTCCTTGTGGCAAGCATAGAGGTATAGTCAACTCCGTTATAAGTAGCTCTCTCTCCACGTTGTACTTTATCTATTAAGCTATCTCTAGTTCCTTTTTTAAGGCCATCAAAATCAAACTCTTGCCCATCAAGCTTAGACATTCTATTTCTAGGCTTTGCATTTGTTGGAACTGGTGTACCCACAAAGGCTCCCTCTCTACGCATTTGAGAACGGACTTCAGGAGCAATAGCTCTTGAGCCAGCTTGAGCAATATTGTCGGCATTTTGTTTTTTAGTCAGTGCGTTTTTTACCCTTACAGTTTCTTGAAACATTTCAGAGTCCTTATCGGCTCTTCGAAAACTGTTAAGTAAATCTTTCAGTTCTCCAGCACTTAGTTTACTTAACGGTGCGTTTTTAGTCGCCGCCTTAAATAGACTTGGTATTTTACTAGCTCCTGCTGCCATTTTATTTTCTTCCTTTCTTTGTCATTGCCTTACCATATCCACGGACGGCACAGCCGACTCCACGAGGTTTGCTTACTTTGCCGCCTATTTTACGGCCAATTAGTTTCATTTTATCGTCAATGCTCATTGGAGCATCACCCTCACCACGCATAAGTCTTGCTGCTTGGCTTCTTTCATATTCAAACAGAGGGTCAGGTGCAGAACCACGTTGCGCACGCCTACGTCCAACATCCTGTCCACCACCTTGACGAGCTTCACGAGCCATACGTGCTTCAAAAGCTTCAGTAGACTCACGACCTTCAGTTAACTTACGAGCTTGGCGCAGCTTCTTAGGGTCGGTGGCTTCCTTTAATCTTTCTCTGCGAGGAACTGATGTACCGCCACGAAGTTCTTTTTCCATTTCGGCACGATATACTTTTGCCTTGTCTGCAGGTACGGTCGTAAGTTTACCGCCTGCTTTAAGAAAATCATCTACAGACTCTACAATTTTTTGTTTGCTTGTGGCTTCTTGAACTTTTTTATATGCTCTAGCAGCCTTTTCTTGTCTGGTCATTTTTTTTGCCTGAACAGAACCCATTGCTTGAACATTAGGAGTATCGGCAATCTTAGCTTGCTTAACTTTCTCAGCAGCCGCTGCTAATCGTCGAAGCTCCTGTGCTACAGCCCTTGCACCAAATTGTTTGATAGCTTGATTTTTACTTCCTTCTTTTAAAGCTGCTCTAATTTGTGCTGCCATTGACGCTGCCATTAGCTTGTTCCTCCAATTGTGTTGTCGCCGCCAGCAGGAGAAGCATTAGCTTCCATGTCATCACGGCGTGTTCTTCTTGATTGATTACGCAGACCTTCGACTGCATTTTGATACTGTTGTTCGTATACTTGTGTAATAGAATAGTTTTTCATAAAGTTAGCGGCTTCAATCATGCAGCCATAAAACAAAGCATCATAGCAATAGTCACTAAAGTAATTGTTTTGGTTGGCGCTAGTTAAAGCAGAGGGCTTAACGACATAGACAAGCTCACCACCGTAAGTAGTGCTTGCAGTAGGAGCAAAAACAATTTGACTGTTTGTTTTTCGTGCATAATACTTTGGAGTTCCTGTGCTGGCACTTACAGGCCAGTAGTCATTAATAAATTCATCTGTTCTTTGTAGTAGTCCAATCTTAGAGCCTGCATCTTTAAGGTGTAGGTTTTTAATAATAAGGGTTCCAGTTGGAAGTGTATAGGTATTTTTACCTGCTGACAAAGCAACAGAAGTTGCAGTCACTAAACCATAATCATCTAGTGTCTTAGTAAGACGGTCTTCAACACGGTTAACCATCTTTGGAATATAAGAAATAAACTCAGAACCATCATTCTCAGTTGCTTGAATAATATCATTTACAAGATATGTGTAATTAGCCATAATAAATTGTTACCGTTGATGCAGTTGTAGGACACTCGACAATTACTGTGCCGCCCATACGGACACCTGCGTCTGTAAGATAGGCTTCAGTTACATCTGAATTGGTTGTGTTAGTAAACTTAATGATACCACCGTTGTTATTTCCAAATGGGTCAACAGATGTACCAGTGATAGTAAACTCGCCAACGCCTTGTGCGTGAACGCCTCTAATGCGTGTACCCTTCAAAGATACACCACTAACTGTATCCACAGCGGTATTAACCAGTGTTGTATTGCAAGTAACATATGCTACTCTGAGATTTGCCGACATGTTGTTCGCTCCTATAATAAAACTACGTTAGCTATATTATACTAAAAAAGGGCGTAGGATACAACTCCCACGCCCTTCTATTTTTAGTCTATCAGTAGACTAGTGCTTATGCACCAGCGTTACCGAAGAAACCTCTCCAGTCTGACCAACCAAAGCTGTAACGCTCACGAGCTTTAAAGCGCAGGTTGCCAGTGTCGAAGTCTGGTTCCATCTTAGTCTGAAGCGGTGAA